ATGAGCGACACACCGAACCGCGCGACGCGTGAACTGGCGTCGGAACTGGCGCGACACCTCGATATGGACGAACGCGGCGTGTACGACTACGCGCTGTGTGCCCTGAGCAAATACCTGTTTAACCTGGACGAACTGCTACGGCCCGACGTGCCCCTGTCGGCGCGCCAGTTCGCGGCGATTCTGCGTCAAATACCGTCCGACCTGGACGGACACGGCCCGCTGAGCATCCAGGTACCGGCGTCAGCCGTGGACCCGCTGGCGACGGTCACGGCTACGGCGCATCCGGTCCAGTGACAGACCCGTCATCCCAACCAGGCGGGCGCTCCTGGCCGCCCCACAGGTCCAGCAGCTCGACCCTCGACCTGGATCGAGTGATCAGCCGATAACGAGACGGCAGCACCTCGCCGCTGTCACGATCCAACCATCCGCCACCCTCCGCGCGGAACGGGTCTGCCTCCTCTCCCAGCAGCTCCCGGACGTACCTTGGTGCCGCCCAACGTCTCCGCTCACGCCTGGCCTCCTGCGGCAACCCGCCGAACCCGCTGATGCGAGCCCCTCGCGGGTAATGGTCCACGCGGTCCATCTTGGACAGATACTTGGCCATATACGCGACCGGGTGCCTGGCGTACTCAATCCGCGTCATCCCATAGGGCCACCAGCCCGCATCGTCCGGTTTCGGCAGCCGCACGCCTGCCGGCAGCTTCAGCGCCACGTGATAGTGAGGCCGGCCCGCCCTGGTCAGCTCCAGGACCCAGAGATAGCGAAACAGGAACTCATGATCTCGCGCGAACATGCGCCCCTGTCGCAGCATGTCGCTTATGTGCCTCGGCTCCCAGTCCTCGGACGGTGCGTAGGTCGCTGTGATCATTGCCCAACGGTCCGGGCGGCCCGGGACCTGGGGGGGGAGATCGTCCATAAGCCGGGTAGTCGTCAGCAGACTACGTTTCATCCTGGCAACCCTCAACGCTGCCGGATCAATCGTAACCGTTTGTAATGCCTCGTCCATAAGTGACTGATTTTTAGGCGGGTTCGGCCTTCGGCCCGAACCACTTGTTATAAAGAGACAAGCCCAGGGAACCGGTCCGCCCGCGCTCCGCGCGGTCGCCCCGTTTCCCTCCTCTCTGTCAGGTTTTCCGACGTATGACGGGCCGCCTGGCCGGGACCCCGACGGGCTCCGCCCGGGCCATGGTAGCAGCCAGTGCAGGGCCGGTCTGTCTGTAGGCGCGGGGGGAAGGAGGGAGCACGCGGCAGGGGGCAGGTCTCGCGTCGGGGAGCCTGTGCCTGGTGGAGACCACCCCAACACCGGGGGCGCGGGGGCTGTGTTCCTGGTCATGGGTCAGAGGGCGGGGGGGTGTGGTCTACTCTGACGCGCGAGGACGACCGGGCGCTGTTTGGGCTTGAATCCAAGGAGTGAAGGATCTCCGCCTCAGCCCTGGTCACCAGCCCCCTTGCCGCCCTTGCGACGGGGCTGCTGCTGATCCAGCTCTCCGCGCGCCAAGGCTGCCATCAGCGCAGCCTGCGACTCCTGCAGCGTCTGCGCTCGCGCCTGTGCCTGGCCAAGCTCGACCGCCTGCGCCTGATGGGCCGCCTGCAGCGCTTCCAGCTGCTGCCGCAGCACTTCGCCCTGCTCCTGCGCCTGTCGTAGCCGCGCCTCCAACTCCTCGACTGCCTGCGCCGCGTCGGCCAGCTCCCGCTCGGCCTGCTCGCGCTGCTCCCCGGCGGAGCGCACCGCCTCCGTCACGCGCCGATCTGCGGCCCGCACGGCCTGCTCATTGAGGCTGGCCACCAGCGCCGACAGCCGGTCCACCAGTGCCTGACTGGCGCTGGCCAGTCCCTCTGCCACCTCTGCCGGCAGCTCCACCTCCGGCGCTGCCACCGTCCCGGCCTGCGTCTGGACGTACTCATCCCAGACCTGCCGCATACGTGCCGGATTGCCGGCCCCCACGCGCTGACGCAGTGCAAAGCCGGTGATGTTGCGCCCTTCGGCCTGCAATGCCTTGCCGGCCTCGATGATCTGTTCCTGGCTGATCTCTGCTGGTCGCATCCTGCGCCCTCCTGTGTGTCGTTGGACTCATTATACTACACAAACAAAGAAAAAACAAACAAACAAACTAATCAATGTCGTGGAAAGTGTGAACGACTTTCTGGATGGCCGCCTCTCTGACGCGCGAGGACGGCCCGCCACGGCGTTTCCAGGGCCACGGCAGGGGTATGGCCCCACCCAGACCCCTACGGGCCTTCTGCGCCCTGCTAGGGCCTCGCATGGGGCTCCGCCCCATCCCCCGGGGCCTCACCGACCAGGAGACGGGGGCGCAACGTCCACTGTCCGACGGTCTGGGGCCAGGACCTCGCCGCGCGTGCGCACCTGGGCCGGCTGCGGGCCGCTGGCGGGCTGCTGGGGCTGCTGGGCCTGCTGCTGCGGCTGCTGCTGGGCAACCAGGGGGGCGGGGGCCGCGACAGGCCAGAACTCCGGCGTGTACGGGTCAAACGGTGGCGACTCGACCCAACGCCTGCACTCATCGGACGACAGGCCCGCATCGGTGGCCTGCTGCGTGTAGCACCGGCAGCCGCGACGGGAGCAGTAGCCGCCGGCGACGACGGGCATAGCCTGGACGCGGCGCAGCTCGTCATACGCGGGGGCAGACTCGGGCCGGTCGCTGACCCTCGGCATCCAGTCCACCCGGTCATCAATGAGACGACGCACCGGCTCCGCCAGGGCAGGGGCCGGCACGGTGGCGGGGGGCGCTACCTGGGCAGGGGCTGCCTGGACCGTCGCCGCTGGGGGCGCTGCCTGGGCGGGGGCTGCCCGCTGGCTGATCGCTCGATAGCCGGCGATGCCGATGCCAACCGCTGCCAGGCCGGCGACCAGGACGACGATTGCCGAGACGGGGACCGACCGGCTCTGCCTCGTGTGCATCGATGCCGAGCGGTACAGACCAAATACCCGGCGCGGGAGCCGGTACCGTCGTTTGATCGGGGCTGTGCGCCAACCGGACAGCACGTTATCGCACGTCTCCGGCCACTCGTACCACCAGCGCCCCAGCATCCCAACGTCGCGCAGGTGGACGTGTCGGCCGACCAGGTTGCGCACGTTTCGGTGTACCAGGCCGGGCGCCTGGGTGACGATGAGGAAATCCAGGCCACGATGCCGGTGCGTCTCCAGCTCCGCAATGTCTCGCGGGACTGCCTGTCCAGCAGCGCGGGGGCGCCACACACGCTGCACCTCATCGATGACGATCAATGCGCCGTCCGGCACCTGGTCGGGCCACGTGGCCACGTCGTCCAGGACGTGCACCGTCCGACCAGGTAGCGACAGCTCCGGCACGCCGGATGCGTAGATCAGCCGGGCAGGGTCTGTGCCTGCCAGGATATCGACCAGGGCGGCCGTTTTGCCCGCTCCTGGCGCGCCCGTTATCAGCGTGATCACCGTTTGCCTCCGATGGTGTGCAACGCCAGCTGTTTCGTGGCGACCAGGGTAACGGCCGTGGTCAGAGCCCCCGCGATGATCGACATTGCGTCGAACACGCCAGCGAGCGCGAGCACGCCCATCACGTCCGGCGTGAGCCCATTTATCGACGACCTGGCCGCGTCCAGGCCGACGGATACGGCCGCATCGAGCCCTGCATACGTGACTGTCCCGACGCCGAGCGCCGCCAGGACGCGCGAGACAATCGGCCACGAGATCGATGCGAGCCACTCGGCCAGGCCGACCGCCGCTGCTGTTTTGCCTGCCACGTCATGTCCTCCTGGATGCGCCGACGACTATTCCGACGGCCGCCAGCGCCGCGAACGCTACGACTACCGGACGCACGCCGCGCGCCAGGTCGCACACCGGCGACCAGGTGAACGTGACCTCCTGGCCGAGCACGTGCATCACTCGATCGGCGGGGCAGTGGCCGGCCCGGGCGAACCCGTCGGCGGTTTTGAGCGCGACATCGACGGTCCTGTTTTCCAGGTCCTCCGGCTCCAGCTCCTCCAATTTTTTGCAGGCCAGGATCTCCGGGTTTTTTTTGCACAGGTCCCCGGTTTTATCGTCGGGCGTTTTCCCGTCCTCGCCCTCGCCGTCCTTCTTTTTGTCCGGCAGCAACGCGGGGTCTATGGACGGGTCCACTGTCGGATCGGCCGGTTTTTCCCCGGGTTTCTGCCCAGGTTTCGGAACCGCCTGGGGTTTACCGTCTGTCTCGGGTTTCAATTTGTCGCGCGGCGACTCTACCGGCACGTTGATCGGTTTCACGTCCACGCGCAGCGGGTTATCTGGCGTCGGGCTGTGCGTGATCTCTACGGCTGGCTGCTGCCACTCGATCGCGCCTGGTGGTTTCGTGGCCCCGGGTTTCGGGGCGACTGGCGAGACCTCGGGCGCGGGTGCCGGGGCCATGCGCGCGATTGGGTCCCCGACCGGGACGATGACGGGTTTTGTCCGGTCGGACCCCGGGCCAGCGGGGTTCCAAACGGGGTTTGTAACCGGAATGTCGATTCCTGGCGGAATCGTCGGCGGGAGTTTCCCGGACAGCATATCGATTGCGGTTTCCTGGTCGATAGGGCGACCGTCTGGCGTGTCGCTGGGGATGGGGCATTTACCCGTGTCCGAGTACACCGCCGGCGGACCCTCGCAAAAATACGTCTGCCAGACCGCGGCCAGATTCCACCACGTACCGTCACCGTTAGAACCGGAATAACACGTCGCCCTGTTATCCCCGCTCATCTCTATACGCGCGGGCACCTGTTTGCCCGCCTGCGCGTTAACAGCCCGCTGGCATGCATCCTGCAACGAATCCCCCTGGATGCCCGAATAATCCGCCAGATACACCCGGACTCCCGGCAGGTAGGGTTCCTCCCCGTTATCCGGGTCGCCGCAACGAAGCAGCAGGCCTCCGCCTGGCGCACTGTGGATACACTGATCCGCTGCCCACTCGGCCAGGCCCAATCCAATACCCCACAGCCCGGCGCGCACGATTCCGGTAGCGATGGCGCGTCCTGCACCTGGACCAGGACGCCACGTGACGGGCCGGGTGACGGTGCGTCCATTGCCGATGTTGATCGTCGCTGATCCGCCAGGTATGCGCCCTGTGCCTGGCACCGGCGACGTGGGGCGGAACGTTGTGCCGCCGCCCGGTTTGATCGTGGTTCCTGGTGGCGGCGACGGCTCCCGGTAAAACGCCGATGCCGGCAGGGCGACGACCAGGAGCGCGCCGGCCAGGATCAATCGCTGAGCAGTATCCATGCCGCCCCCAGAACGGCCGCAGCCGCTGCAATACCGTAGATCGTGATCATGTTAGGTCCCTCACTGATTGATGGCCCGCACCGCGAGCCGGACGCCGTATGCAACGGCCCAGGCGCCTACGACGGCCCAGGACAGGGCGAGCGCGTCGGGCGTGTCGATTAGCTGGCACTGTGCGCCCAGGTACGGCACCTGGAGCGTGGACGTGCCGGCCGCGCTGGTCAGCGTGTAATGGAGCGATCCGCCCTGGTACCCGGCGTACGTGACGCCGACGGGACCGGACGGGCCGGCCAGGATCAGGCCGTTTGAGTGTGCGCCGGCAAATGCCGCCGCCTGGTCGACGGTCTCGAAACACTGTCCGTGCTGCTGATACGCCACGTGTGGCCTCCGAAAAAAAAACGGCCGAGTTTCCCCGGCCGCCTGCCTCAATCGCCGGCCGTGCTCACAGAGCGCGGCGAGCCAGCTTGAGCGCGTAGATCGTGACGATCGCGGCCAGAATTGCACCGCCAATAGTCAGCGCGTCAGTTTGCGCCGTGCTGATTGCCTGGGTAACGGCCTGGGGCACCTCGGCAAATGCAGGGGCGCCGACGACGGCCAGCACGCTGGCCAGGGTCAGTTTTTTGAACAT